GGAGTTGTGTTCGACGGTGACTTCAAGGGCTTTGACATCACCCAGGCGCAGAGCACCCTCTCAGTGGTCTCGACAGTCATCTACCGCCTCGCGTGCCTCATCGGTTGGGTGGCCTTTGCCCTGCGCGCGGTGCTCTACTGTTTGTACTGCTGCGTGGTACGCGTGACCGTCTTTGACGGGGTCGTGACCCTTACGTGGGGCGGCCTCGCGAGCGGGAGCGCGCCCACCACCGTGTTCAACTGTCTAGTGGTGATCTACTACTACTGGGACAGTTACCAGCACCTCAGTGAGGGACGCGTCGTGCGGGGGTTCTGGGTGGAGGTCCGCCTCATAGTGTTCGGAGACGATCATGTGATGGCCTGCTGCCCGGAGATCCGTGAGTGGTACAACCCGAGAACCATCGGGGAGTACCTCAGGACGAGGGGGGTCGTCCTTACTGACGCCGACAAGAACGCGCCGGTGGACTACCGGCCGTTGGCGAGCGCCACGTTCCTTAAGCGGGGGTTCCGCTGGGACGAGGAGATGGGGATTCTGTGCGCGCCGCTCGCCCTCGACTCGATCGTCAAGTCGCTCACCTACTGCAGCAAGGAGCTGGAGGATCCGGACATGCGCCACTCCATGACCCTCCTCAACGCGGAGGCCGAACTCTGGGCGCACGGGCGAGGTGTGTACGCAGAGTGGCTCCCGCGGCTCGAGAGCGCCATGGGGGAGCTGCCCCCAAGCGCTCGTCGAGCGTTCCGTGGTTTCGACCACTTCCTCGGCCTCTGGCGCACTCGTAGTCTCACGACGTGGGACTCGGGTGGCCAGGGCCCAGCCTGGTAGGCGCCAGGCGGCTGGAGAGCCGTATAATACTCCGTGGTGGACACCACCAGCCCGGGACGTTACTCGGGGGCCGGCTGGGGCCTCACCCATCCAAACTGCCGTTGGCCACGGCATAGTCGCTAAAAGGCTACTCGCAAGAGCAAAGAGGTTCTGCAAGACCGGTCGCCCACCGGTTGCCTCGCTCCCAAGAGTAATGGGCATCGCTCGCTGGACGGCTTGAGTGGGCCTATCCAGCAATGAGTACGAACACTTACTGACCAACTTCAGACTCCTTCTACGGCGATTCCGATCGCTACTACAATGGGCGCGAGCACTACTGTCTCCGCCCCCACCGCCGGCTCTCTACCGGCCGGATCAACGGGTGGGACGGAGTCGTCCCTTCCTGTGGTCCACATCTCTTCCGCGCCGCCTACGGGCGTGGCTGATGTGGGCTCTGTCTCCGATGTCGACTGGTACTCCAAGCCGATCGTCATCAACTCCACCACTTGGGCTTCGGGTGGAGTTGGGCCTGTCTCGTACAGCCCAGTCTACTCGTACCTTACGAACGCTATGGTGCAGCGTCGATTGTACGGGTACTCGAGACTGCGTGCCAAGTTTGTGGTGACTCTTGAGTTTCACCCAACGCAGTTTCACTTTGGGGCGCTCATCTACTCGTGGCACCCCAACAACAACACGTCCGCCGTCAGCTTTGGGGCGACGCGAGCGGCTTCGGTCAACGCGCCGCATGTGTTCCTCGACTGCGCCAACCCCAGCATCGTGGAGTTCGAGCTTCCCTGGTTCTACCCCCACCAGACCATTGACATCATCTCGTCCACCCAGCTCAACACATACGACAACATCCTCATGATGTTTGAGTACGCCGCCCTCGGGTACGCCAACGGGTCTACGATCCCGTCCATCCAGGTGACCATGAAGGTCCACATGAGGGATGTCGAGCTCACCGTGCCCTCCCTCGTGGGGCCCTTCACCCAGTCAGGGCGCCTCGGGGAGTTCAACCTTGATCGCCCCTCCCGTTTGGCGCAGGTGGTCGCCGTGGGGGCGCGAGCCATGTCCAACTTGGTCCCCTCCATCGCGCCCTTCGCGCGCGCCTCCGAGATGCTGGCCGCGGGTCTCCAGGCTCTGGGCTTCTCTACCCCTCACTACGCGAGGGCGAGGGATCGCATGGTCCCGGTGCTCTGGGGTGCCCGCTCCCAGGTTGACGTGCCCTCCTCGGCTGAGAAGCTCTCGCTCTACTCCACTCAGGAAATGAGCGTGGGGGCTGGTCCGGTCGGGAACGGCAACTCGGT